ATTTCATCCCCTGTTTCATCGTCATACAAGCCTGAAATTGGCATCCGTAGTAGATCTACAATGTCATCAGCCATTATTTACCTTATCACCAAACATAGCCATTAATAGTCCAATTGATAAAGCAACAACTCCGATAAACGCGATTGGAATCCAGATTGGGGACAATACCCACCACCATGACCAGTCAATGTTATTGGTTAACTTCAATACTACAAATACAACCAATAGAATGGTAGTAATTGATGTTGTTTGTTTTTTATTTTCCATAGTTCGGAGACTAGGGGTCGAACCTAGACTAAGAGATTCAAAGTCTCTTGTGCTGCCATTACACAATCTCCGAGTGTTAAAGACTATCGATAATCTTATCAATAGCTTTCCACAGTGTAGGCCATTCGCTACGATGTTTTCTCATTACATGAGCATGATACTGAGGAACCGGTCCTACATTTGCAATAGCCCTGTGAACTTCCTTCATCATGGAGAGATAAGTATCTCTTTCCATCTTTGCGAGTGTAGCGTCAATTGAGTACTTTTCAGCGACCTTCATCCAATTGCTCAATTGTTTTTGATATTCGTCAATGCTTTTCTGCATATCACGTATTGTTGCTTCATATTCGTTTGACATTTTTATCTATTCCTGTGAATCAATTCCGTATTCGTATCTTTCATCATCTGATGTCTTCCATTTAAGAGCGTCTTCCACATCCCATTGGCGAGTGTTGATCAGTCTATCAATCAATGTCCCCTTTTTCGTAGTGAAAGATGGATCAAATAATCTAACACGATTATTCGGCTGGATTGCAAGATTGCCATCATCTCTAACAATCACATGTCCACATTTGTGCTGACCAGGGTTCGTGCTGAATCCGGTGTTAAGAATATTGTCATCTGGTGCATGCCAATCAAGTGTAAAGAGATACTTCCCATTTACAAATTCTCCACTTCTTGAAACATAAGTCATTCTCATATTCCTCATTGCGTAAAATTCAGTAGCTGTTATATGAGATGAAAATGAATTCCATAGCACAAGGTCATGGATGTCAACCTCTGGGACACCTGGCTTCATGCAGAAAGCTGATATTGGCATTCTCCACCAAACACCACCATCTTCCATTAAAAAATGGAATAAGGGGCTCCTAGATGGGATTGATGTAACACCAAAAATTACACATGGAAAGTATAAGTCATGAGAGTCTTCTTGATTTCGAAGATAATTTCCACGAACATAACACTCAATTGAGGGGATGTTTGCATTTAATTCAGGCATTTTATTTCCTATTTGTTATTCTATGTAAATACAGAGTAACAACAAGGTTTGTAATTCCTATTGACCATCCAATTAAATATTTTAACATTTTACTACTTTCTATTAACGACTATTGAAATTAGGCCCGCTGAAGACCTATGGGAATCTTTGTATATCATATCATCAGATATAGATATATCTGGGAATGTTTTAGATAAACATGACATTGTTTCTTCAACAATAATTGTTGCAAGAGATGCCCCAAGACAATAGTGAATACCACGACCAAATGTTAATGCTGGAGCATTTTGTTCTTGGATGTTTGGAACGGAAATCGAAGGAAAAACAAGTGTTCCCTTAGGGAAAAGAATTCCACGATACACAATGTCTTCAGAAGCAAATCTGCCAAGATTCTTAATTACACCATCAAGCCTGAAAGATTTATCAACCATCTCTTTTAATAAAGAACTATCCTCAGATAGTCTTTTCCAATTCTTTTTATCATTTGCGAGCATTTTAAATGATAAACCAAGCTGTCCTCTCGCAGTGTCTATCCCGCTGGCGAGTATCACACGAACAAGCATTGCTATCTCATCATCTGATAAAAAATCATTATCATCATTTGCTCTTATTAAATCAGATATTAAATCATCTTTTAAATCTAGCCTTTTAATTGATATTAAATTATCAACATAATTCATAAACTGAGATGAAATAGCATTTATTTCTTTTGATAATTCACTGTCTACAAAACCTACATTTAAAAATACTTTATCTGTCCATTCGAGGAATTTATCAAGATCTTCTACAGGCACACCAAGCATTTTGCAAATCACCATAGCTGGAATTACATTGAAATAATCTTTTTGTATGTCAAAAGATATAGCATCAATATATGGTTCAATCATTTTATTAACAATGTCATTCACTGTCTTTTTCATTTTTAAAGTTGCACTAGGAGTAAAGTATGGCATTACTAATTTTTTTAACCTGTAATGCTCATCACCTTCAAGACTTATTAGAACTCCAGTTCTATTTTTATAAACATCACTATTGTCATTATTTTGCGTTAAGAATATTTTAACCGCATTATGCCATTTAGGATTTTTTAAAATTGCTGAAGAATCTTCGTTTGAAAGAAGTGTATATCCAAAAACGCTTTTGACAATCCAATTGTCTTTTGATAACTCAACACCTTCTTGGATTAACTCCTCTACTGATTTTTCAGATGGTAAGAACCAAGGATGATAATCAGGCAAATTTAAATCATTAATATTGATAATCATTTTCTTCCTTTTAAAAACCAAAGCCCCATGCTTTTAAACATGGGGCAATGGCGTAACTATAACGATCCTCAAGGTAGCCTGCACTTGCGCAACAGACACAGAGGTGTCGTAATAATTATACACTATCGACTATTACGATAGAAGCCCCCGCCTTTAAGTTGGATACCCGGTGATGAGTATACCTGTTTAATAGCATCTCCGCAGATGGGGCAGCAGATTATTTTCTGCTCTTCATTAATCTTTCTTGTTTCTTCAACCTCATGACCGCTCAGGCATTTATATTGATAAGTTGGCATTATTGCTCCTGTATAAAAGTTTGGAACGGAGCCCCTGTGTATGGATCAAATTTGGAAGCAATTGATAAAGCTTTATTAATCGCGACTTTGGCTTTTGGCATTGTCATTTCTTTCCCATTTGACAATGCATACAATGCCCCAAGTGCATACGATGAACCAGTTCCTATTGCGTAGATTCCAGTCTTGTCCGAAGTCCAAGAATAGTCTCCATCAATAATATATATAGTACCATTTACAACTACAAGAATTTGAGATGAATGCTCTGCAATATGATCTTTAGCATCATTATCTGGCATTGCATATCCAGTATTTTCAAAGCAATTTCGTAACTGTGGAATAAACTTCTGAGTAATAAAATGATCTAGTTTTACACCACCTTCTGAAAAAGGAGGTGCTGGTGGAATGAATACATGATGAAGAATATTGATAGCTCTAACATCGCCAGCAGCTCCAAGCAGGTATCTACCGTTCTGTGCAACTTTTGATGTCCCAGTTCCAAGAGTTGTAATCTGGTAGGCCATGCCTCCCTCATCAAAAGAAGAAACTCTTGAGTCTGTACAAATCAGTGAATACCCATCACCCTGTATTCCAACAATTGTTGTCATGGCTTATCAATACTCATAGGTGTGAGAAACCAGCCATTAACCCAAAGCAGAGCAACCGTTGAATAGCCAACAATGTCAAGCAATGTGTCAAAGACAGTTTCGTTCTTTACAGAGTTCTGTCCTTTCCTAGATGATGAAAGGAGATTGTCAAGTCTTGCAATTTTATCGTGAATTCTTACAACCAAACCAGAAACGCCAAATTTTGAAACATTATTTGGACCATAATCACGCTGCTTTTTTGCAACAGTTTCTGCAATCATTGTTTCTGAAAGGAATACATTTATAAAAGATTTATATCTTTCATCATTCTGAATCTGATCAAATAGCCTGATAGCACTGTGAGCCATAAGAAGAAACATTGCTTGATGGGCTTCAATAACAGTCTGTAACTCCTCAGGATTACTAAAGGAACTTGGTTCAAGCATTTCAAGACCAGATTCTAGATATTGATCAATAATACTTTTAAGGAAATCAATTTCATTATCTGTTCTAAATGTCATATAAGCAAATATATTATTATTAGAAATAGTTGATGAATTTATAACAAGTTCAATACACTGTGACAAAGAAGCATTACCACACTGCTCTGAAAATCTAAAGATTTTAGATACACAGAATTTATCAGCATCTTCCCATGTTTCAAATACCTTATTATCAACAGTCAAAGACTTTTCAATCAAACTCATTTTTTATTCTCCGCTCTTTCTTGCTTTGGATCTGCAATTTGGAATTCTCCTCTTTTTACCTTTTTAAACAAGTGTCTATTTGCATTGTAATAATTATAAAAAGTAGGTAAAGATATCCCAACTTCATCAGCAACAATTTTTGGAGTAATTACTCTTCCGGTATTGTTTTTCATATAGGCCGACAAGTCTTTGCCTTTTCGACCCTTGCCCTTTTTAGACGATCCATCGGGGATTTCAACTTCAAAGAATTGAAACCATTTATTTACAGATTCAATCGATGCTGAGTAGTATGTAGCAACCTGTGCTGGTGATTTATCGTCTCTCAACCCAGCAACAACAGAATAGGCAACACGCAAATCTTCTTCAATTGTTCCTTTTGGGATTCTTGAAATAAGTTCGTTTTCTTGTTCTTTTGTAAGCATTTTTTCCTTTTGTTGAAATGTCCAAGAATGATATCAGATAACCAGAGCATTTTCATCGAGTTTACAAAAAAAAAGAGCGCCTCTTGGAATTAGTAATAATCTTTCGAAATATCACCACCAAGAGACGCTCTAGACTTTTTATTTATTCAAATGCCAATCAATATGGTTATCTAATTTCTCATTAACCGAACGAACATCATCGTGCAAATTTTGAAGGGAATCGTAGACCATGTTATGGTCTTCTTTATTTTCTTTTCTTGTTTTCTGAATAAGAGTAACAAGGACTGAAAAAACTCCTGCAATTATTACACCAACAATGCTTGCATCCATTAGTCGTTCAAAAGAAATTTAGCAATGGCTTCAACTTCCATGTCGAAATCGCCATATTCAGCTACATGCTCGCTAAGAATAGCGACCAAATCAGACTTCTTAACCTCTGGGTCAAGAGCAACCTGCTTTGTTGGGGCAGTCATACCGGCACCAGAAACTGGTGTCTGTGCTGAACCAGCAGTTGGAATGCTTGTAACTTTCTTTTCTGGGTCAAGCGGTACTTCATTCATCATAGACTTCATAATGTCAGCCTGTGAGTTGTGCCAAGCAGCTGCTTTGATATGGTCTTGCATGCTTTCAGCAGCTGATTTAGCCATATCCTCATGCCAAGACTTCATTGCATCATGATCTTGAATCATTTTATCAATGTTGTATTTCATTTTATTTCTCCTTATTTAATAATAAATCTCTAATTATAGAGATAAGAGTTGACATTGAATTTTCTTCCTCGTCATCCTCTTCTTCTTCTTCGTATTCATCTTCCATTTCTGGTTTTACGAGTCCATCTGGAATTACAGCAAATCTGCACTTTCCTTCTTCTTCTACTTTTTGAGCAATGATTTTACAAACACCATCACCCTCGTATAGAACACAATTTGCACATTTAACTCCAATGTCTTTAACTTCATTTTCGTCTGGCTCATCATAGCCAGCCCAAATACCTGTTTCATCTTCATTAAATTTGCCGTAGTTTGATGCAATAGTTATTAATGCATCTGCAAGTGCTGCTTCTTCTTCTGCAAGATCTTCTGCAACTTTCTCTACATTCTCTTTTGTCACTTTGTAACCTCCTCCTCTTTTTTTATATTCACGAACAAGCCATGCATTCGCATAGGCTGAAGGATATACATCGAATTTAGCCTTTGCCTCGGCTTTAACCCTTGCATAAAGTTCAGGGTCTGTTGGAACATTAGCTTTTTCTATTTTTTCTTTATCTGTAGACACGTATATTGGCTTCTTACCATCTCTTGTTTGAGTTGATTCAGCCGTTCTTTTTCTGCGGACAGCGGATGCAATCTGCTCAGGGGTCATTCGAGCTGCTCTTGATGCAGGGACACATTTTGGATATTTACCCCTGCTTGCATCGCTACGACCACAAGGTTCAAAACCACCACCGGGCTTTGGTCTTGAGATATCAACCCATTTCTCTTTAAACCATTCTTTTAATGACTTCAGAGTTTCTTCTAATTGCTCTTCGTCAAATGACTTAGAGCTGTCATACTCTCCAATTGCAATCCCTTGAACTGTTGCTTTACGCTTTGCCTCACCCATTGACTTAACATCACCGCGAGTGTAGATATAACACTTTCCGCTATCTCCCCACTTAAAACCGGGTTTTCCATTTTCTGAGCAGGGATTTACAGGCATAGTAGACTAATTATACCATCAAACTATTGATAAATGGAATATAAATCTTCTTGACTCCATCTCTGGACTGGAATCTGAACATCTCTAAAATAATTGAACGCATCCTCGGATGTATAGTAAATTCTTGCATAGGCCTGAAGAGCTTCTTCATCATATACAGGGCATTTAGGATTTGGGTCTAAATACACTGCCTTGAATTGATATGGATCTTCATGCCAATGAATGGCATTAACAACTACAAGTTCACGATTGCAATATGGGCATAATTTCACCGGATATGGGAAATCAGGAATCACTCTCCCCATCAACATCTGGATCCTCCTTTTGATTAAAGACTTTGTTTCTTAATATAAAATCTATTATATCGTCAATTTTCTTTGTCGCAATTTCAATCCCATCCATTAAACAATTAAGTTCATCAATTGTTATTTCATAATCATCCTCTGGTGAGGTGATTACAAAAGCAGGTACAAAGTACCCCTCAAATGGAACAGCTTTGATTGTTATTGATAAACTATGGATATCATTTAATTCATAATTATGCGGATAATTAACAACCCTCATTTATCAAATTGCTGCTCTACCAGAGCCCGTAAAAGCCATATGCGTAAATGGTAGCGCATATGCAAACAACATTTCAATAACCTCTGCAAACTCTCTAATCTCGTATTGAGCAGCTTCTTCATTTCTTAGACTTAAGAAGTTAATTAAAGATCTTGCATTAACTGTCCAAATGAACTCTGTATATTGAGTTACTGGTAGTACACAGCGAGCAATTTCCTTAGCAACACCTGCCTCTAGGAGAGTGTGATAAGCCTTATCCGCCTGATTGATTACATTTTGAAAGTTGTAATAAACAAGTTCTTTGACTTCTGAATCTTGAATCTCTTCAAATTTGTAAGCACCAGGTTTACCAGTCTGCTTGCGAATCTTGTCATAAGCTGGGATATAGTAATCAATAACTGGAGGAACATGATATCTCATACTCATTTCATTAAATGATGACCATCTGTGTCTCATCCATTCTCTTGTAACAAAAATTGGAGCCTTAATTCTAAATTTAAAAATAACATGCTCAAACGGAGTAGCATGTTTATTCTTCATAAGATAGTTAATTAAGCCAATTGAAGATTCATCCATCTCCTTGACCTGTGCAGCAAAAGAAACCTTTGCTGCGTTAACAACGGCAACATCGTTGCCCATCACATCAAGAAGTTCAACTTCTCCGTGATCCAAAACATCAAATACTGTATTCTTGTAACTCATGATGAAATCCTACCATGAAGAATCACAAAAAATTCTTTAAAAAAAGTCTTTTTTTGGACACATTGATTTGACAACTGCTGTATGCTAAAGCATGCCAGCATGCGTAGTACTCCTAGTATGCTAAGTATGCTTTAAGTGCTTAGAGTACTTATATTATATTGTTTATAAAGAATTATAAGAATGCTATGATTGATACTATGGAAATAATTGCGGTTGTTGAGTCTGATGACTACGGCCCTGCAATTATTGTTGACCCTGATCACATTACTGTATTTAGTTTTGGTGATTTTTTTATGGCTGCGACAAGATGTATGTACTCTGATCGCCCAATTACTTGTGAAATTTCTGAAGAAACTGCCCATGCATTGATTGCAAAAGGTGTAGTATGTTTGAACGCATTTGCTGAAGATCAATTATAAGTAATATCTATGAATAAAATTAGCTGGTTTAGCCTCAATAATTTAGACGAGTCTGGAGAACTTTGGTATAGCCAAGGTTACTATAATGCTGGAATTAATACAATTAAAGCTCTTCAGAATAATCAAACAGCTGTTTTTTACAACAGAGAAGAAATTGATTTTCATGTTAACTTCTGTAGTCCTTTGTACTATCAATTAAAAAGTAAGTATAAAGTTGGATATACTCCTTGGGAATCTACTAAGGTTCCAAAAAACTGGCTTTACAATATGTCTCAGTGCGATGAAATCTGGGCAACATCTAATTTTGTTAAAGATATTTATATTCAGAATAATGTTCATACAAACATCCATGTAATTCCTCATGGTATTACTCCAGAATGGGAAATATATGAAAGAGAACTTACAGGAAGATTTAATTTCCTGCATGTAGGTGGAGATTCTAAGAGAAAAAATGCACAACTTGTTGTTGATGCTTTCCTAGAACTGTATGATGGTGATGATGATTATCGTTTAATTCTTAAGTATAATAATTTCTGTCATGCAGAGGTTTATATCGATGGCAGTCTAGTCAATGCAATTGAGCATCCTCAGATTATTGGTATTCCAGATATTTTTACTACAGACGAGTTAGTTAGGCTTTATCACAAATGCCATTGCATGGTTTATCCAACAAGTGGTGAAGGATTTGGATTAATCCCTCTTGAATCAATGGCTACAGGATTACCAACAATCATTACAAATGCAACTGGGTGTACTGATTATGCACATCTTGGCATTCCAATTTCTGCAACAATGACAAAAGCATCTTGGCATGATCATGTCTATGGAGATGATACTGGACTTTGGGCTTCTCCAAATATTGATGAAATACTCAAAACGATGGAGACAGTTGTTAATGAGTATGATGAGATTTCGGATTTTGCTGCTAAGTCCGCAAGAATTATTCATTCTGAATGGTCTTGGGATGCCGTTGCTGGTAAGATTCTTGAGAGATACGAGAATTACCAAAATACCTTCAATTGACCCAAGCATTATTTAGTGCTGGTATCTGTTTCTTTTGGTAGTATTGTCTTTACACATATTTAGGAGTTGACATGGTTACTACAAATTTTTCAGAGGCTTCAACGCCTCTTTTTTCATTTAGATTGAGCGATGATTTTGTTTCATCGTACAATGATAAGACTGCACCTTTTGGTTACAGAGATGCAGCAGGAAATTCTGTCGGAGAGATTACATTTCTTCGCACATATTCGCGCAAGAAAGCTGATGGAACAAAAGAGACTTGGGTTGATGTCTGCGAAAGAGTCATCAATGGCATGTACTCTTTGCAAAAGGATCATTGCAAGAAGAATCGTCTTCCTTGGAATGGAGTTAAGGCTCAGTCAAGTGCAAAAGAGGCTTTTGACCGTCTTTTCAATCTGAAGTGGACACCGCCTGGTCGCGGTCTTTGGATTATGGGAACTCCGCTTGTCAATGTTCATAAGAACTCAGCAGCTCTTCAGAACTGTGCTTTTGTATCAACATCTGAAATGAGCAAGGATAATCCTGCAGAACCTTTTACATTCTTGATGGAAGCATCAATGCTTGGAATTGGTGTTGGTTTTGACGATAAGGGTTCTGATAAAGATTTTACAATTTATGAGCCAACAAAAACTCCTATTCTTGACATCATTGCTGATGACCGTGAAAGTTGGGCAAGAGCAACTGGAGATTTGATTAACTCATATCTTAAGCCAGATCAAAGTCCAATTAATTTTGATTATAGCCTTATTCGCCCATATGGTTCACCAATTGCAACATTTGGCGGAACTGCTTCAGGCCCAGAGCCTTTGATTAAATTGCACAATGCGATTAAGAAGAAGTTTGATGGCCGTGCTGGTGAAAAGTTAACGACTGTTGATATTGCAGACTTGGGAAATCTTATTGGAGTTTGTGTTGTTTCTGGCAATGTTCGCCGTTCGGCAGAATTGTTTATTGGTCGAAATACACCTGAAACATTAAATCTTAAAAACTCTGAAGTCTATCCGGAGAGAAACTCGTATGATCCAGAAAATCCGGGCTGGGGTTGGATGAGTAACAATTCAATCGAAACAACAGTCGGTGCAGATATTTCAAACATTGTTGATGGAATTGCTCTTAACGGAGAACCTGGTGTTATTTGGATGGATATGTCTCGTAAGTATGGTCGTCTTATTGATCCACCAAACAACAAGGACTGGCGTGTTGCTGGATACAACCCTTGTGCTGAGCAGTCGCTTGAGTCGTATGAGTGCTGTACGCTCGTTGAGACTTATTTAAATCGTCATGAGTCACTTGAGGACTATAAGCGCACTTTGAAATTCGCATACCTTTATGCAAAGACTGTAACACTCCTTCCTACTCACTGGGAAAAGACAAATGCAATCATGCAGAGAAATCGCCGTATTGGTGCATCAATGTCTGGTATTGCAAACTTTGCTGATATTCATGGCATCCCTGTACTTCGTGAATGGATGGACCAAGGTTATGAAGTTGTTAAGAGATATGACAATGTGTACTCTGAGTGGTTTGGTATTCGTGAATCAATCAAGAT